CGCTACAGGGTGGATGAAGGGACTCGAACCCTCGGCACCTGGATCCACAATCCCCGTACCAAATCGGTACTATCTGGCACAACCCGCACAACCAAATCCCGAAAATCCGGCAGGACCGTTACAGGAGGCCGGAATGAACGAGCAGGTTGTGCTCGACCGGCTGCTCACGCTCCAGCGCGGCTGGGGCGGTCAGGACGAAGAGCCGATTGCCCCGGCTATCGTTGCCGAGGCCCGGAAGCTGCTTGCGTTGCTTCCTGCCGACTGGCCGAAGCCGTGGGTTGGGCCCACGTTTGCCGGCGGCGTGATACTTGAGTGGTTCGATACCCGCGAGTACCTCATCGAGTATCTCAGCATCGACACCTGCGGCTGGTACATTCTAGACAAGGCTGCACGGTGGGACGCCGAGGGTCAATGCAGTGCGGAGCCGGAGACTCTACTCGCCTTGCTCCGGCTATTTCGCGATGAGCGATTCCGGGTTGGAGAGGAGCCGTGAGATTCTGCCCGTGGTGTCAGTTTGGCGGCCCCATCCCGCCGTACTCGTTCGCAGACAGCGACGGCAGTAACGAACGCAATGAACGCTCTGGCAGCGCTGGAGAACCTCATCGCTTCGCAAGCCACTCCAGAATCGCTGCAACCTCGTCCGGCGTGAAAATTTGCCACTGATCGGGCCCGACCAATAGAGCCCGATACTCGCAGGCATCGGCAACCCGCCAGATCGTGCGAGTCTCGGGAATCGGTGGTCCCTCGCGTTCCCATCCGCTGATACAGCGTTGAGTGATCCCGAGCCGCTCGGCAATCTGGACTTGCGTCAGGCCGGCGCGCTTTCGCATCTCGCGGATTGCCGCGGCGGTGGTAAAGGTTTGTCGCATCCGTTTCTCCCGCAGAATCAACCCCGCCCCGGCCGCCCCGCGACGAGCCAGGCGACCGGGGGAGGTTTCGGGCTCACTCGGCCCGCATCGTAGCTTGAATCCAACGCTTCACGTCGCGGACGGCATCGGCCGCGACTCCATCGTATCCTGGAGGCAGAGTCGCTTTCGCCGACGCGCCGCCGCCGGACCACACACTGTAATCGTGCGAGTCGTAACACTCGCCGTGTGCCGCGAACCGGTAGATGCGTGTCTCGCATCGAATTTCTTCTGCCTCGTCGCCCTCGTTGAGCCACCAGGTTAGCTCAACCGTGAGGTAAACTGTGCCGGTGCTTGCTCGCGTGTAGTCGCAACACGCCTCAGCACCTGCGGCCTCTGCTGTCTTCTCGGCGGCATGAATCACCCGATCTATGTCTGCTTGCCGCGGGCCAGGCCTGTTCGGTCGGAAAGTCATCGCGTCGCCCTTTCGTTTCGTCGCCTGTCTTGCTCACTCTCACTCTCACTGTCTTTATTATACACTTCGACCCCTACTAGTCAATACTTCTACTTGAATTTTCCGGGAATTTTTCTCAACCGGGGGGGGTGCCACCATTTTGCCGGCCTCAGCAAAAGCCCCCCGGCCGGGGTACGTGGCCGAGAATGGGCCTAGCTTCGCGTCTGGCGGGCTGTTCTGCCGGACGGCCAGAAAACCACGGCCTAGGGCGCGCATCGCAGCCACGGGGCGGCCAGGCGACAGCACAACCGTTGCAACCGCTACAGGTGGCTCACGCCCGTCCACTGCGCACCTGGAACCACCATACCGGGGGGTTGCCCCGGCGGATGGCGGCTGCCGATGATGAGAGACATGAGACTCGGTCGCGGAGCACGGATGCACCTGGCCGCTATTGGGGTCATGGCGGTCTACTTCCTTGGCCGCTGGGCGTGGGGTCTGCTGGAGAGTCTTCTCTGACCACCGGAAGCGTTCCGATGCGATACCTGCTTGCCATTGTTTGTCCGCCGCTGGCGGTGCTCCTCTGCGGGAAGTTCTTTCAAGCGCTCATCAGCGTGCCGCTGACCTTGTGCTTCCTTCTGCCCGGCGTGATCCACGCGGTTTGCGTTGTCTCGTCTACGGAGAGTGAACGTCGGCACCGGGAACTTTGCGCAACCGTGGCGGCTTCTGGTCGTGGACAAGTGTGATGGGAGGGCCGACGATGAGGCGACGTGGATTCACGCTAACCGAATTGCTCATTGTTGTGGCCATTATCGGAATGCTGGCGGGCATGGCCTATCCAGTCATCTACAAAGCTCGGCAGAAAGCGTACATCGACGATACGAAACGCCTCGTCACGAAGCTGCACTACATCGTGCTTCGCAGATACGACGAGTTGCGACACCAACGTCTGCCGATGTCCATGCCGCAAGTCTACACGGCAGCCGGCATCCGGGGGGGGTTGTCCGGCTCGCGGCGGGTCGTGTAAAGTAGGATCGCACGATGTAGCAGGGCCCGGCGCTCTCACGTCCTCGCGTCAGGTCCTGCGCCTTTTCCAAATCTCGGCTGCCCGAAGGCAGATCACCATCAGTTGTGCCGTACTCCCGACATATCGCAAGGATGAGCGTCGTTGCGGCGGTAGTGACGGGGTTCTATCTAATGGCACGCGCGGTGTGGATGGCAATCTCCGGAGTCGGCGAGTAGCGGGGGGCGATGGATGAGCAGAGCAGACGATTCCTCTCCGGGCGCGTTTGACTTACAGGGGCCAGCGCAGAGTAGCGTGCGCCAGGCTGACTGTGACACCGAGGCGCGCGAGGGAATATCGCCGGGCAACCTTGTCGCGTGGATCATCATCATCGCCGGCGGAGCAATTGCCACGATCTTCGTGGCCGTCGGTCTTCTGTACGGATGGTCACGCGCAGTGGATGTCGTCACTTCGGTTGGGATGATATTCTTCGGCGTGCTGATCTACTTTGCTCCGCGGATCAATGCGGGGCTGCGGGATCATCCAAACAAGGTAGCTATCGGCGTGTTGAATATCGCCTTGGGCTGGACGCTCTTGGGCTGGGTCGTCGCACTCGTGTGGTCATCAATGGCCATTCGCCGCGACGTGGAATACCGATAGGGGCGGAAGGATGAAGCGACGCGGCATCGCTCGGCGCACAATCCTGATTGTCGGGCTAGTCTTGTTGCCGATCATCATTGCGAGTGTTGTGCTCGTGGGGACTGGATACGACCACGATGCGGCCGCTGAAGCACCAGTTCGTGAGACTGGTGCTACGCCTCCACGCAGCCCAGAAGAAGTCGCGTTCATCGAGAAGCTAGACGCATTTCTCGACTACTGTGACGGCACTGCACGATTGGCTGAAGAGCACCACGATATCACAGGCCGAGTTCAACAGACGGTTGATTTGTACGCTGCCATTCCCGAACCTGTGAACAACAAGGAGTGGACGCTGCACGCCCTCACAGCAGCCAAGGAGCTCAAGGAATACGTGTTTAGTGAAGCCGCAAGGGCGGAGAGAATCTCGCGGGATTTGGTTGACCTGTCTCGGCAACTCCACGCCGACAAGAAGGCGGTTTGGATTGCGGAAGATCAGCTCCGGCCTGAGTGGATAACGCTGAGAGCCACGACGATTGTGATGGCATCACAGGGAGAGGGTGGCCCTCCCATGACATCGTAATCATTTGAAGAGCTAAAAAGAGATGTTCTAGCAGATCAGGTGCTGGACTACGATAACTGTCAAAAACGAATGGTAGCAACACGCGAGTCGCTAGAGTCGGCTGTGGCATTTGAACAGACTTGTAGGAAACTTGCTGTCGCACAAATCCGACATCGGATAAAGAAGATACGTTCGCTGAATGCTTCACTTTAGTTTCGCCCACTTCCCCTCAGGGCACTCTTCCGTCCGCATCTTAGCCTTGTTGCGGATTGCCAGCCCTTTGCACGAGACGCGGCAGCCGCACTTGCCGCAGGCTTGCTTCTGGTGGTCGTAGTGATCGCACGATTCGCACGTGGCCACGCAGGCGGCGACCTCCTCAGCGGTGCGCCTCGGCCAGCCGGCCTTCGCCCAGCGGAGTAGAGCCGCCGCGTAGTGCTTCGCCTTCTCCAGGAGCGATGGGTCGCCTGTTTCCTCGGCCAGTCGGGCCGCCGCCTCCTGGACCTCGGCCGCCTTGGCGGCTTGAACCTCTTCGCGGACGGCCTCGTTCTCCGCTCGCCGGGTTTCGTCTTGCGTTCGCAGGCGAGCTCGCAGAGCGACCCGGCATTCCGCTGCCGGCGGCTCGAACTCGGGACGCAAGTCGAGGGTCCGCCGACAGCCCGGGTTGCGGCACCGCCAGCGTATCTTGCCATCGTTTGTGCCGTCCTGCCCCCACTGGCACAGCAATGCCGGCTTTTGGTCTGTCATTACTCCTCCTCGTCTTCACAGGCCGGAATCACCACGGAGAAGTCAACCGGGTTGTGGTCGGCGTCCTCGTCTACGGGGATCGACACGTCGTCGCTGCAATCCAGTGGCCAGGCCAGCCGGGATTCGGGCTTGGTCGAGAACACTTGCGTGGCCTCGCCCTCGCACTCAAGCGTAATCTTCGCGCCGACCGTGAACGCTCCACCGCCGGTCGGCCGAAAGATCAGGATGCGGGCCGACAACGCTTCCGCAATGCACTCGTCGCATCCGGCCGGGTCGCCCTGGTCATAGACACCGGACCACCACACGTCATCCGTGCCGACCACGTCGGTCTCGACTCCAGCACAACTGGCCCGCTCCCGAACGATGAGTGCGGCACAACCCAGCGTTTCCATCCCCAGAATCTCGACCGCGAGCACCTCGCCTCGAATCCCGCCGTCGGGTTCGATGCACTGGTCCGCCTCGCACAGTTGCACCGTGCGGAACCAGTCGTAGTAAGACGCCGGCGTGTTTTTGCCAATGTGGTACTCGATCTGTTCGGAGAGCGCCTCGTCGGACGGATAAATCTCGATATCGACTACTTCCAAGTCGCATAGCTGGATGCACGCTTCGGTAAAGGCCGTTGGTTTGGCTTCCGCGAAGGACCGCCAGATTCCGCAGTCCATTTCCTCGTCTGGGTCCAGGTCGATGTCGCAATTCGCGTTAATCCCGTCGCCGGTGATCGTCAGGCGGATCGTCGGCGTGCCCTCATCGTCGAGAAACTCGACCTTGAAAAGGTATTCTTCAAGGCAGACTTCGCTGACCACTGTCGTCTGGTAGGTGCACAGCCCTTCCTCCAGATCGCGTGGCAGCGTCACCACCAGCAGTTGGCGGGGCGTACTGCCTTTGAAATTCTGGCAAAAGTAGGTTGGCGGAGCACCGCTGCGGTGTTCGGGCAGCCAGATTGCCAGGTGGATGTAGTCGCGGGTGGTGTCTTCCTTGCACTCGGGGCACTGCAACGGGTCGCAGAAGACAACCACGGCCAAATCGTCGAGCGTGAATGGGCCGCCCTCGACCACTTCGTCCAGCGGAATTTTGGCCCCGGTGTCCGTGGCACAGCTCATCGGCCAGGCCACTCGGCTTGCCGCAGCCGTCCGGATCAGGTGGTGGTTACCACCCATCCAGAAACTCAGCGTCGCCCCAACCTCGAAATCCTGCTGGCCCAGTTCACGGAAGACGATGACCTGAACGTCGATACTGTCGGCCTTTCCGCCGGTACATGTCAGGCCCGTCGAGGGTTCGTAGACGCCCGACCACCAGAACTCCTCGTTGTTCGGGAGATCGTAGACGTGCTCGATGCCCAGGCATGGGGCCTTTTCGCAGACGAGCAACGTCGGCTCGCAACCCAACTCTTCCAGGTGGATCAATTCTACGGCCAGAATCTCGGCCGGCATATCGCAATCGTCCCAACACTCCGTACAGTTACACAAGAGAAGGTAGTTGATCCGCTCGAACACACACAGGGCCGTTGCACCCCCCGCCGGGCCGTCGGACGGCTGAACGATCATCGACGGGTACTTGCCACGAAAGTCTCCGGGATCATGGCTGCAAGGCGTAAGAATGGGGCAGTACTCCAGATCGGTCATAAACTCGATCTGCTGGCCGCAATCTGGATCGACTTCTTCGTAGTTGTACCAACAGGTTGGATAATATAAATCGCTCTGCGGAATCTCCAGAAGCGTGGACCACGGTGGGTAGCCCAACATGTGGAACTCAGCCGAGAAGTAGAAAACGTCCATGCAATTCGGCGTGGTGAACTCGCGGGAATAGTGGCACCCCAACCCATACCGCTCATCCTGGTAGAGGTTCAGGATGATCTTCATCTCCAGCGCAGCCAGGCATTGGCAGTACACGTTGGGCGCAAAATCCGTCAGGTCGGTGGGCGGACTCAAGACGAGAATGAGGTAGGACTTGGCCGACTCCTCATCGCACACGTCACACGGCAGCGTGGTGCAGCAACACGCCGGGTCCATGGCGATGTTGAACCCTTCACCATCATAGACAAACAGAATCACCGTCGAGTCGACAAGAGTGCCGCCCGCGCCAACCATGTAGGTGTTGATGAACTGGATCGCCACGGCCGGTCACTCCTCGCCTTCGCACGTAACGCCCGTGTGGATCGTCTGGGCGTCCTCCTCCTCCTCCAACTGGAAGGCGAGTGTCTTGGTTTCCTTCACGTCGATATCCACATCGTTGACAGCTACGTCGGTGATCGGGGCCACCTCGCGGTAGTAGTTCATAATATAGTACTTGCCGCTGACCTCGACCGCCGTGCATTTGTAGCCGGAAGGCAAGACCGAGCCGGCCGGCAAAAGCGACCAGTCGTAGACAATCGCCCTGCTAGCGTTTTCCAGCGGGTCGTGCCCGAAGACCCACATTTCGGCCGCGCCGCCGGCCATGAGGTTTGTCGTGAGCCGGCCGATGACGACGTTGGAGCCAGAGTGGCTGCTGCCGATGTTCACGATTGCCCACGCGATGGTCTCGGCCGTGGCCGAGGGGTCGAGCCAGAGAATCCGGACGCCCTTGTCGCCGGTGCCCAGCCAGACGGTCTCGCCGCCGACCGTCTTGTAGTCGATCACGTCGCAGAACTCATCGGTGGTCGCGTTGACGTAGACGCGAACGACGGCATGGCCCACCAGGACCGCGCGGGCGAAGCTCTGCCGATAGTCGGGCGCGCTCGAGGAGGCCAACGCCGGGGCAACCAGCGCGGCCCACTTGCCGCAATGGTCCGGCTTGACCGGCGTCACGCCCGAGAAGGCCGGCAGGCCGTCGCATCGCACCGGATCGTCCACCGGCAAAAAGAGCGGCTCGTTGAGGCCGACGATCTGGAACGCGGCCAGGTCGGACCCCGTGTCATTGCGGATGAGAATTTCAGCCGTGCTACGACGCGACGGCACGCGCCCCCCGTGGCCGGCCATGGACTCCGCAATCGCGTCGGCCTCCGAGCGCAACACCGCCCGATTGATCCGCGCGGCGGCGTCGTCGTCAATCCAATCGAACGGCATGGCTTCACACAACCCACGGCGGAACGAGGTTCAACGGGGCGAACGACGCCTTGTTGACGCGGCGAAACTTGCAGAAGTAGACCGGAAACACGAGTGCGCCAGTGGTCGGGTTGCGTGGAACCAGCGATCCATCGGGCTTGAGCGGCTGCGGCTGGCCGTCGGTGACGCCCAGGTCGACGTGGGGGACCGGGACCTTCTTGCCATTGATCGTCACCAGCGACTTCGGCCCGGCGTTCAGGACGTAGTGGGGATCCCAGCCGCCTTTGCAGATCTGCTGGCCCTCCGTGTCGAGCGCCAATTCCACCGGGACGAGGATCTTCGGGTTGACCAGGACCGTGAACGTCCGCAAGAACCAGTACGCGCCCCACTCATAAACCTCTTCGGTCGCGATGTTCCGGACGAGCGCCGTGCCCGCCGCCGCGCCATTCCACGGGTCCGTGTTCGTCGCGTTCAGGTAGCCGCGGTCTGCGGTCCGGTTGAGCGTCGATTCGTAGCGCGTGATCGTCACCTCATCGACGAAAATGGGCAGGTCCGGCGGGGGCGCGAACTGGATGCCCGCCGTGTCGGCAAACAGCTTGCCGTCGAGGTCGTGGAACCACGATTGCGGGATCTCGATGAAGTTGAAACGCCATCTGGGGCGGCGCTGGTCCGGGGCCTTCTGGTCCTCTTGCGGGGCCCACTTCCCTCGCGTGACCGTGTTCCACTCCGCTCGCACGTCCCAGAAGTAGGGGTCGTCCCTGTTTCGCCGCGCGTCCACGTCGACGCAGATTGCGGCGGGATTCTCCGGGTGCGGACTGCCATAGATGGGCAGGAGCCCGCAGGCCAGAATGATCGCCCTCGATTCCGTCGGCGTGTCTGACTTGACGGTGTACTCGGTGAAGAACGTCTGCGAGCCGGCCTCATGCGAGCCCGCTCCGGCCGAACACTTCGGTTTGACGTATTCAACCGCCATGGTCTACCTTCCGCCGATGCGAAACGTGGCTCCGTCGCTTCCAAGCCGCTGGAGCATCCGGTTCGTGTTCTTTTCGATTGCGTCCAGCTTCGCGTTGGCCGCCACCGCCAGCTTGACCTGCTGGCCGGCAAGCTGGCTCTGGACCACAGCCGCGTGGGCCTCCCTCGACCCGACCGCCATTGCGGCGGCAGGCGTCACGCGCTGGCTGACCTCGGTCAGGGCCTGGAACGCTGCCCGTCGCAGGTTGCGCTGGGCGTCGCGGAACTCCTCGTCCGAGAGCAGCCGCCGATCGGCGGCAAGCTGTCCGAGGCCGGCCGCGTAATCCTCCGCCCCGGTCGAGAGTCCGTAGGCCCGCTTCACGTCCAGGAAACGGCGTCCGACGAGGGTGTCCGTCGCAGCCGTGGGCCACCCCAGCGCCGCCCCCTGGCGACGGAGCATGTCGGCGGTCTCCTGCCACCGCTGGCCGGGGCTGAGCAGCTCTTGCCTGGCCGATTCGGTGTCCAGGCCCGTCCTCGTCTGGTAGTAGCCCTCCAGCTTGCGGAGGCGAAGCCGGTGGTATTCTTCCTCGTTGAGCTGCTTCTGCCGGTAGAGCCAGTCAAGCCGGCCCAGCTCGTCGCGGAGAACCTCGCCTGGATTGCGATTGGCCTCGACCATCGCCCGGGCCTCGACCTGTTCCCTGGCCCGATCCCGCGCCGCCCACTGCGCGTCAAACTGTTCAATTCGCCTTCGTACCTCTCCCGGGGCCACGCCTCCTTCGATCAGCCGCTTGGTCATGTCGTCGCGCTCGAACAGGTACCGCGTGTGCTCGCCGCCGGCAAGGATCGCCGTCTCGCGGGCCATGCTCTCGAGCATCTTGTCCGCGCCCTGCATCGCCGCTTCGCGCCGCTGGCGAACAGCTTGCTCCTGACGCGCTTGAGCGGCCAACTCCCGCGCGTGCAATCGCTGGGCCTCCTTCTCTTTCTCCAGGTCCGCCAGTGCGGATACATCCGCCATACCAAGGCTCGCGGCGTTGACCAGTTTGCCCCACGTCCACGCTGCCATACCTTTCAGACCCGACCATCCCGCGGTTGCTGCAAGGGCTCCGCCCTCGGTGGCGGGTCCGTAGGTCGAGAGCCCCTGCTGCTTCGCAAACTGCTCATAGGTCATTCCGAGGCGGTTCGCCTCCTCCCGGACCTGCTTGATCTCGCGGCCCAAGTCGGCGGCAAACCGGTGGGCCACCAACAGGCCGGCGGCAAACAGACCAACGCCCTTCGTTGCCGCCGACATGCCTTCGGTCGCTCCAATCACGGCGCCGAACGGCCCGACCGCCGCGCGACCCAGAGCAAGACGGCCCAACGTGCGCAACGGCCCGAAGTCCTGCCCGCCCTGCATCTGGCCGCCCTGCATCGCCGCCCATTCCGCCTCGTCGCGGCTCAACTCCGTCCTGGTGGACATCCCGAACGGCAGGAGAGAGCGGAGACGGGTCTGGCGACGCAGGGCCAGATCGACCGGCGAGGCGGCGAGGTTTTCCATCGCGTACCAGCCGAGCATGTCTCGGCTGTTGGGGCGAGGATCGTATCCGCTGTAGTTGCGGACATCCTCCCTCAGACTCCGCATCGCGTCTCGCCATGCGTCGGCGCGGGTCTGGAGATCCCGCGCGAGGGCGTCCTGCGATTGGCGTACGCGGCCGGCCGTCCGCTCGTACTCCTCGGCAAAACTGCCCAGGTCCCGCCTCGCGTCGCGCGTCCCGGCGGTGAACTGCGCCGCGTTGGCCAGGAAGTCGATTCGGATTTGCCCAGCAACGGAAGCGCCCATGTCAGGCCTCTTCTGGGGGGGGCGCCGTCGGCGGGTTGGCTTTCACAATCCGACAGACGGCCTCAAACACGCGCTTCATTTCGTCCTGACTCTGAACCGCCGGCTCTCCTCGAAGCAGCCGCATGTATTCGACCGGGGCCTTGGGCTGGACGCCGTGGACCGCGGCAACATGGGCGATCAGCGTGCCGATCGCCTCGTCGAGTCGCTCGGCGTCCCACGGCTCCAGGTCGTAAAGCACACGCCACTGCTCGAACAACGCCGAGGGCGTGTCTGCTAGGAGCCGCTCGAAGTCGAGGCCGAAGCCGGTGTGGACGGTGCGGCACAGGAGCATGGCGAACCACTCTCGGCCGTGCTCGCGGAGTTTTTTCGCCAGCCCTCGCGGTTCTCCTCAGTCAGGCCGTTGTGGTAGCAGCCGGCCGAGTAAAGTCGCTCGATCGTCGGTCCCAACGTCGCCGACTGGCTGAGCCAGAGGATGTCGTCGTCGTTGAAGATGCGGTTGCCGGCGGCGTCGCACGCCAGAAGCGCCACCAGCGTGGCCCGCGAGTCGGCCTCCAAGTCCTTGGCCGACGCGCGGAAGTAGTTGTTGATCACGCCCGTCGAAACGCGACGGACGTAGATTTGCCCGTCCCACTGGGGCAGGTCCGGCGTCGGCACGGCCAACGGCGGGGGTGGCGCGGACTGCGCAAATTCACGGATTTCGTCGCGGAGAGTCATGCGAATAACCTCTGTCTGGGGGTCGTGGTGTTCTGACCGATCAGCGCTGGGCCGTCCTGTCACTCGCTGTCCGGCACGGTGGGACGCAACTCGGCCGTCCCGGTGATCGGCGCGTCCCAATCGCCGGTGTCTTCCATGGGGCCAACCTGCCACACGCCGGGCGCGGCCACCTGGGTGCCATCCGCCCACGCGATCGCGATGGCGCCCTTGGCTTTGTAGGTGAGCCCACAGTGCCCCTTGAACCTCACCCGGAGGGCGAAGTCCGGCTGACTGCTCACCTCCCAGAGCTTGTTGAGATCGGCCGGCTCGGTGCCCTCCACCCACTGCCCCCCCGTGCTGTAACTCAACCCAGCCACCCTGGCGACCGGCGCGCCGGCGAAGTTGAGAACACTGCCGTTGAACATTCGTGTAACCAGTGCCATGGTCGTGGGCCTCCGCTAACTCCTGAGAAACGACGAAGCCTCGGTGAGGATCCGTTCCGTGGCCTCGCTGGTAATCGCCGACACAACCGTTTCCGCCCGCCGGAAGGCTTCTTCGACAAAGGGATCGGCCGGGGCCGCCGCAACGCTCCTGCCGAGAAACCGGTCGGTGCGGACGTCGTACAGGACCTTCTTGCCTGCTGCGTGAATCGCCTTTCGGCCGCCTGTGACCAGGTGCAGGTACTTGGCCGGGTTCTGCACGGGCAGCTCGACGTTCGCCGCGGACTTTCGCTTGCTGAGGTAGCGAAGCCTACCCCGCATCGAGGTCTCGATCCGCCGGCGGTACCCGCGACGGACACCGGCCGTGATGAAGAGCACGCCACTTCGGTAGACCCGCAGCGGCGACGTGCCGATCGCGGCTTGCAGGAGCCCGCTCTGCCGCGGGGCTCCCGCGCGCTCCTCCGCGGCAATCCTCGCGCCGCCTTCCCGCACGAGCGGCCTGAGCACGCGCTTCTGCGCGGCAGCCGGAAGCTGGGCAAACATACGGAGGACCCTGCGGTCGCCCGTGATCTGCATGGACAGGCCACTCATTGTCGATCAAGCACGCGGTGCCAGGTGGTCTGAATCTCGGCGTAAAAACGCCACGTCTCGTGGTAGTCCTTGAGGTTCCGCGCCGGGCTCCGGACCGTCTTGACGCACACGGCGCCCTGGATCACCGTCGTGCGACAGAACCGCGCCAGCTCGGACACCAGCGCCGAAAGCGCCCGGCACACCGCCGGCCGGTCGTCCTTCTCCGTCAGCTTCTGCTGCACCACCAAGAGGACGCCAAACTCCTCGAGGGGCACGCCTGCCCCCGACGCCGGCAGCAGGCTCTCGGCCACGTCCACCGCCCAGACCTGCGGCGCGAGCAACTCCGCGTCGGCAAGCTCGGCCAGGGCGTCGTCCTTCCACTGGGGCGTGAAAGGCAACGAAAAGGCCCCGGCAGCCAGCGCCGCCACAAGGTCGTCGGTAAGGTCCATCAGGGGGTCAGGCATGACCCACTCTCTTGGTATAGACCCGGATCAAGTGCCCCGTGGGATCGCACTGCCGAAAACACTGTTTCCCGTCGGCCGGCAGGACCTCGAACAGCTGGCCGTCGCCGTGCTCCTGTTCGACAACCGTGATCCTGTCGCCCTGTTGCGGTGCGGCCAACCTCCCGCCGAGGATCAGGGCCTCGGCAGGAAAGATGAAGTCTCGATCGGTGTGCTCGATCCGCACGGTGTCGGCCGCCTCCACCTGAAACTCCGACCGGCCGAACGTCGCAGTGATCCAAACGGTTTCCGCCCCCCGCTCATAGATGATCTGGCCGCCATGGACGCGCGAGCTTGCGCGCTGGGCCGCCTGAAGCACCTTGTCCAACAGTGGGGGCATCGTTCCACTTCCCGCCGTTTGTCAGAACACGAGCGAGGCAGCGAAGCTGCTTCCGCTCGCGTCTCCCGCGGCGCTCCCCGTGGCCTTGACGCGGATGTACCGCTTCACGTCGCTCGGCAGGGCCACGCGCTTCGACGCCGCCGCACAGCCAACGCCGCCGGCCCCCGCCTGCGTCAGGACGTTTCCGTACACTGCCGTCTCCGTGGCAAAGGCCTCATCGGCCGCGTGGAAGACCGCATACACCATCGTCTTGCCGTTCGGCATCGCCGTGGCATCGAGCGCGGGGGCCTCGATCAGGATCTCGAGCGGCATGTGATTGTCCGCCTTCTCCGACAGACCCAGGTCAATTCCGTTCGACGCGGCCGTGGCGGCGCCATTCGGGAGCGCCTTGGTGACGCTCAGTTGTTTGTCCTTCACCAAAAAACCAGGCATGGTCAACCTCGATGGTCAGGGTGTGTGATAGGTGGTCAGGCAATCGCGACGGAACGCGAACCTGCTACAGCGCCAACGGCTCGGTGTTCACAATCGAATCGGTCACCGCGATGGGCACGCCATGCGACTCCTGGGGGAAGGGGGCAGGAACGCCCGTCGCGTTGGTCGCGGTGCGCGACTGCTGCAACTGCGCAAGCGAACGCCGCGACATGAACGCCACGTCGGGGAAGACGCCGACCGGGAACTTCAGGATCGCCTCGGCGATCAGGTCGTCGGTCAACCCCTTGCCCGCGTCGGTCGTGAGCTTCTTGATCCGCACCGCATGCTGCGTCGAAAGGAACTGCAGCCCGGGCAGGGCGAAGAGCTCCTGGTGGTAGCGCGAGTAGGGCTTGTTGTTGGCATCCAGGCTCTCGCGGATCTCCAGGTCGGATATCTGCATCTGGACGTCGTTCCCCCAGACCCACTGGAGAAACTCGGGGCCGAACGCGACCAGCCACACGCTGCTCCCCGTGTTGTCCGTGGTCCCACCGGCATCGACGACCATGTTCGTGGCGTCGTGGCCGGCCAAGAGTCCGGGAAAGCCCTTCGGATCGCCGAACGTATCGTGTCGGCCGTAGTAGAAGCACTTGCAGACCTGCCGCCACGCGGCGCGCAAGTGCGCACTGGCCTGTCTGGCCATGATGACGTCGATCGGGTCCTTGGACCGCTTCGCGGCCAGGACGCCGACGCCCCATCGCGGGTTGAGGTTGAAGCACTCAGTCAGCCGCTCCTCTTGCCGAGCCTTCGTGTGGTTGGTGCCTTCGTTGATGTCGACGAACTTGACTTCCGGGTCCTCGACGGTCACCAGCGTGGGGTAATTCGTGCCCGGGATCCCCCGGGCCGCGCCGACGTTGGGAATCTGAACCCACTGGCCGGCGTTTCGCGTTCGGCCGGAGATCTCGGGAAACGCCTGGAGCGTTTCCTCGATCAGCCCCTCCGCCATCTGGCCTTTCACGAGGTCCAACGTGGTCAACAAACCTGTGGGCATGGTTCACGCCTCCTAGACGAAAATGGATGGTCTGAAAGGTCCAAATGGGGTCGGGGCGAGTTGCTACGCCGCGCCAGCCTTCGCCCCCCGCTGGGCGGCCACGAATTTGGCCAGGCCCGGGGTGAGCGCCGCCTGCAATTCCATCGGAATCGCCGGGGGTTCTCCGCCGCCGCTGACGGGCTTCTCCTCGCCCAGACTCAGCGAAGCCAAGCGGGCCTCGGCATCGGCTGCCTTCTTTTCCGCCTCGGCCAGCTTGGCCTGCAACTCGGTCACGACCGTTTTGTGGGCCGCGTCCCGGGCCTCCAAGGCGGCTCCGTGATCCGCCTGGAGCTTCGCCGTGAATTCGGCGTAGCACTCCAGGAGCGGCTTGTTCTCGCCAAGCGGGCCCCACTTCGCGGCCAACTCCGCGCCGAAGCGGGTGGCGTAGTCCTGGTTTGCGGCGACAAGCTCCGAGCGGATCTGGTCGGGCGTCTTCGGCTTCGTTTCCTTGGGTTCCGGAGTGGGATCGGCCATTTCGTGGGTCTCCCCGTGCTGTTGAATGGTAATGGAAACGTCGGCATCGTCGCCGGCGGCGGAAAACTCGCTTTGCGTGTACGGGTCAGCCCCGTACGGGCAGACGGCCACGCCGCGGATCAGACACTCGCGGACCACGGTCAAGGGACCGAGCTCCATTCGCCCGTTCACCTGGGCCGGCACGCCGGCGCTGTACTCTTCGATGACAAGCTGGTTGTAGAGGTCGAACTTGATCGACGCCTCGTAGGGAACACCCGCCGGCCCCTTCACCAGAAGCGCGGCCGCCCGGTCGTCACGCTTGGTGCTGACCAGCTCGCCGGCGATCTTGAGTTGGCCGCCGGTCGCGTCGATCCGGTCGGCATACCCCACCACTTCGTCCTGGCGATGGCAGTAGTCGAGCGTCACCCGGGGTTTCGACAGCTTCATGCCCGACACGTCGAACACCATCGGCCCCCAGTACCAATGGTTGAACACCGCGCCGCTTGAGGCAATCAGTTGGATCGGCCCGCGGGAGTTGTTCCCCGACGGTTCGCCTGCCGCGAATTCGCACGCGCCGGCCACAAACTGGGACGCCCTGGCGGGCACCTTCCTGGTGACTTGCGTGACCATCGCGTCAACTCTCCTTGGTTCGCGGCCGGGCGTCGGTAAGCTGCTTGGCCAGGTCGCCATCGACGGCCCAACTCAACGGCACGTCCCGGCTCTTGGCGTACTCGATGGCCTTGGCGATCTGGTCGACGTTCTCGTAGAAGTCGCCCTGGTCCGCCTCGATGCACACGCGCTGCGGCGTGGTCAACGCGCCGCCGATCGCCTTCAGGTTGGCTGTGACCTCTTCCAGCGGCCGCCACCACGGCATCCCGCGCGGCACCCACTCCCACGGCTTCCGCGCCAAGTCCATCTGGGACGGGAGCGTCAGTCGCTTGGCGCGAATCTGCTGGGCGTACTTGAACGCCGTGATCCGATCCAAGAGCCGGCGGACACGCCGCCGCTTCGTGTCGCAGGAACGGTCGTAGCTCAACCAGGCCGTCTTGTTTCCGAAGAAATTCGCTTCCGATTCGTCGAATAGCCCGTACGGCAGGTCCAGGCTCTTCAGCGCCACCAGCGTCACAAACCGCCAGAAGTCCTGGAGATTACCGCCCGGGTTGTCCGAGTCGAGGAACTTGGCGTCGTCGCCGGGCTCCATGTCCAGAAGGACGGGACCGCGCCCCAAGTCGACCTGGTAGCTGCTGCGGATCGGGTTGCCGTTCTCGTCCGTCTCGAACGTGACCGTGCCGGCCGACTGCGCAGCGTTTCGCGTGATCGCCATGGCGAACAGGCTGGCCACCTTGCTGCGGACCATCGCGTACTCTTCCGCCTCGTACACGTCACGCAGTTGGTTGTAGGCCGTCGCCACCGGCGAGACGCCCCGCTGCTGATCGTACCGCGTGCGGTAAGCGTGCAGGTGGAAGTTCTTTGCCGGGACCAGCCGCTCGAGCTCCAGCGAGCTCCAGCCGCCGACACGACGGTGGACGGCGTACTCCAGCGGCCGACCACTCTCCGTCGTCCGCACGCCGTTGTACCAGTGCTCGTCCCGGAGTCGGGAGTAGAGGCCAGGATAGGCCAGCCCGCCGCTCGGGTCCCGAACGCGATCTGCCTCGATACCCTGGATCCGACCTCCGTCGGCGTCGATAAAGAGCGTTCCACAGTCGCCATCCAGAACGGCCATGGCCTCGTTGATCTGGACGTACTCGGACAGGTCGCACAGGGTTCGCTCGTCGAGCCGGTCGGCCGCGAACTCCTCTGCCATCACAGCCTCGATCTCGTCGTCCAGGCCGTCGTCGCCGGTCCGCGACTGGAAGCGGTGCTCGCACACGTAGTTCAAGTGCTGCCGGACCATCCAGTCCAACAGCGACGAATTGCGGCGCAGGTCGCGCATCCCGCCGATGAGCCGCCGCCGCTGGTCCGGCCCGAGGTGGCGGTCCTCGTGCTGCGTTGCCCCGGAGGGGGCCTTGCGCCGTCCCTTCGGGTTCAACGCGTCGTAGGCCGCCGGGGCGGCGCCCTGATCCGACAGTTCCGCGACTCCCGCGGGGGTCACGTCACAGCAGGTACAGCCAAGAATCACGGTCATAATCCAGGCGGCCATCAGTCCCAATTCGGCACAATAGAGGAAGCAACGGGGCGTTTCGTCTGCATGATGGCATCTTCTTCCATTAAACGTTGAAGCTCATTTTCAAGAGTCTCCCGGTCAAACGACACGTGCAGCCCATCGACGGAAGTCGAGGAAGCCCCCGTCTGGAGGAATGCCCTGATCTCGGCGATTCGTGCGGCGTTGTCGGCCATGCCTCGAATCTACGACGAAAACCCGACGGCACTCAAGCGCGCGATGTGTCGATTCCCGAAGAAGAATCGGGATTCTCGATTGTTTTTTCCGGCGCCACCCGGTTCTGGTGTTCCTGCTCGACGAAGTACTGGCCGCAACTGCGGCAACGAACGCGCCGCCACACGATGTGCGTCCGCGGTTGCCCCGTTCGTGTCAGGCCGGGCAAGCACCTTTCGCGGACGATCCGCACGGACTCGCGCTCGGTGCTTCCGCACTTCGGGCACGCCGCCGGGATCACCACCACGGTGGCGGCGGCGCTGTTGCGCGACCCCAGCGGACGTCCTGCGTTCTTGTTCTTCGCCATGTCATGGCCTCCTATAGGTATCTGACGTTCGATTCATTGGCTCGCCGCCGAGCGCGTCTGGCGGTCATCTGGATGCCAGGAACCGACACGCCAAGCATCGATGCCGCCGCGGCACAGCCGACCGAGCAATCCCACCAATGGTCGTCAGGCCGCCCGAGCTTGGTCTGCCAGTGCCATTTTCCCGCGTCGCCCAACTGCCGCCATTCGCACTCCTGGGCGCACCAGTGCTCGGCGAACGGTTCATGGAGTCGCGGGTTCTTACCGTACAGACTCCAGCCGCCCGGGTCGTTGGGGGCAATCCTGATTCGATCGGCCGCCATGGACTTCCAATGGTCCGTGTCGAGCAAGACGACGCGCAGGCCGTCTATCGGCGGCAGAATCCGCCAGTGATAGCCGGTTTGCCCTCCCGGCTTGGCGGCGAAGAAGGAATACCACTCCTGCCCCGGTTTCAGGTAGAACCCCTGCGCGGGCATCGTGATCGCGGCGTATCGTGACCGACGGCACTGCGACTTGACCGCCTCCGTCTCCCACTTGCTGTCCTTCAACAGCCTCCCGATCCGCATGGCCGCGCCGTCCTCGCGTATCCACTCACGGCTGAGCAGCTTCTCCTCAAGCGCGTCAAGACCCGCGATAATCACGGCCGCGTCGCTCTGTCCTTTGTGCACGTCGCGTAGGCGCACGGGCGGGGACGCCTGCGAGAAGAACATGGTCGGCTGCTCGGGATGGGTGCCGTAGTCCAGGAAGTAGCCCGTGAAGTTCGATTCCCACCCCGCGACCACCCAATACAGGATGTCCTTGTGAACGTCGATGTAGCCCGACAGTTGCGAACACGGCAACGGGACCACGCCGCGATCGAGGCCGTTGATCTTGTGGCTCACCAGTTCCACGGTCAGTTGGAAGGCGTGCTTCAGCCCCTCGTCTTCCGGGTCGTTCTGGTATTCGGCATGGAAGGCGCGGAGGTCCTGAATCCGCAAGTTCATCGCGTGCTGAAGGGCGGACGCCTCGCCTTGGAAGAGGAAGTGCTCGCACGCGACCTCCGCGCCGGCGTCCATTTCGTCGCGGTGCTCGAGATAGAACGCCGTCGCCTCGCTTCCGTCGCCGTCCGCCGCCAAGCTCTCCGCACGCAGCTTGGCATACTCGTCCCACATCTTCAGGTTCGACGGAAGCGACCATAACAAGGGCGTTCTCTCGCCCTGGTACTCTGGATGGCGTTTGCGATCCAATAACCGCGAGGCCAGGTCGCCCCGGCAGATCACCGTGACGGCCGCAAAGACGGAAATGCCCCGCACCGGGTCGGCCATGCCCATCACGTCGGCGAAGATCGTCGCCTCGCGGTCGTCCGTCTGGATCGCCGAGCGAGCGGACTCGCGGGTCTGCGGGTCGTCCAACAGAACGAAGTCGGGGCGAATCGTCGAGCCGTCCACGAGCCCGTGGGCCTGGCCGCGGACTTCCGACCCCGACAGACCGCACGCCGAAATGACCGACCCGCTGGCCGCCGATCCCGGAATCGACGGAAACACGATCTTGTCGCTCGACCACTCGATGTACGTCGACGCTCCAAGGTAGGTCTGCCCAAGAGCTCGTCCGGTCAATCGTCCCAATCGGCGGATCGGCACGAACACTTCCGGGAAGTCGGCCAACAGCAGGTCGTTCGTCTCACACCACTTCTTGATCTCGGCCAAACGCCGCAATGCCATGGGGGACGATGCGCCGATCAAACACACGAACCGCCGCAGACCGTTCAGGATCGCCCATAGACAGGCCGCCTTGGCCAACGTGGATTTGCCGAATCCTCGGGGCATGGCAAACGCAAAGCAGCCGCCCTTTCGCACGGCCCGTTCGATCTTCCGAACGGCACGGCGGAGGCTCTTCGAGAACGGCCGAAAGAATGATGCCGCCAAGTACGTGGTGCAGAACGTCTCCAGCTTCGCCAGCGCCGCCGCTCGGCGTTGGGGATCCGCAACGGGAGGCAGCGGGCCGATGTCACGCCCGGCAGCCGATCGCTCCGCATTGCGCGATCGGGCTCGCTCTTTGATCTGGTCGTAGTCGGCACGGAGAACGCCAGGCGGCACGGTCGCCGGTTCAGGCGGGGCTTTCCATCGCGTACGCAACCATGCGGCGTACTTCAGCAGGTGAATCCGGCCGTCCGATCCAATCTGCAGGCCGGCCTCGTTCTGGTGGCGGCGGACGGCGCGCACGTCGACCGGGAGAGCCCCTGGCGGCGTCTCCTGGTTGAGAAGCCTTGCGACGTCGGTCGGTCGCAATCGCGTGTAGTCAAGCGGCACCTGTCACCTGCATGTAAAGCCACCGGATGTACGCCAGCAGCGGGATTCTGCCGTCCGGCAACACGGGGGCGCCAGCAGCCATGTCCGATTCCACGTCGGCCGGGGTCACGACGATCCCGCCATGACTCAGCAACTCCGCCACCTTCACCGCGGTCAACGCATCCTGCCGATCCTCGCTCGCCATCGCATTTCCGCGGAAAACAAACTCAGTACAAAAAGTCGAGGGCCCCTCGACCGGTCAGTTGGCGGGGGTGGCGGGAAGTACCTACGTGATTGGCGGCAGGGTGCCCGCACGCGTCGGCCCTCAGCAACCGGGGATGGGCACGGACACTTTCGTGTTGAGGATGTTCCGGCCCGTGCTGTGCCGTCGGCCTTTGGTTCCGCCGGGGCGGATCATGCCGCGTCCCCACTTGGCAATGAGCCGCCGGATACAGACCCGCTCGGTCTCTGCCGTCCTCAGCGAGACGAAGCCGCCCGATCGCTTGCCGTGGTCGTGGACGTAGTGGTACTTGTTCACCCGGAGGGTCTTGTGGTACCGCTGGATGTTCTGCAACCAGAAGTCGTAGTCCTCCTTGGCTGGCACGGACTCGTCGTAGCGCAGCTCGGGCGACAGATGCCCCGTGAACGGTCCAAGGATCGGGGCCAGCAGATTGAACGGGCAGAACGCCTTGTACGAGGTCGGGTCGGAGTTCTGAGCGATGCCCCAGAGCCGCACGCCCAACTGCTCGGCCAACTCGAAGTGGTGCACGATCATCGAGGCAATCTGCTCCGGGGTGAGCCAATGCCGCCGCCCTCCCTCGAACATGCCGATTCGCGGGATGTCGTCGTCGAGGACGAGCGTCCACGCCTTGGGTGAACGGTCCAAGATCGCGTTGAACTTGCGGCTCGGGTTGCCGTCGCATTCGTCAGGGATGGTGATTACCCGATCCCCATAGTGCTGGCGGTAGTCGTCGCCTTGGGACTCGGGCACCCAGACGTACGCGAACGGGAACGGGCCGAACGCATCGACCCGACCCGCGCGCCGGTACGAACGGATGGCCACGTGAATTCGGTCGTCAATCGTCGCACTCATAGCCCAACTCCCGAAGCACCACCTTGGCCGGAACCACTCGCCCGAGACCATGCTGCTGGAGCGTGCTGCTCGGGTCGATCACGGGGTTGGCGACCGCATGCACACCCAGCCGCTCGGTCAACACTTTCCAGTCCCACTCGTTGTCAAACGCGATCACCAGGTAGTCTTGCCGCTCGAACAGTTCCGGACTGATCGGCAGCCCCGTCACGTCCTTCTCCTTCTTTGCGGTCTGCTGGAGCAGACTGCCCACCAGGTCCGCCGCCGCTTCGCTCTTGAACTCCACACGGCCAAGCAGCGCGGCCAGCGCGTCCTTGTCGGCCGTGGCCATGCCGGCCAGCGGGTCGAGCGTGGCCAGCAGTTGGTCGGCCTCCCTCTCGTCCACGTCCAGCACGAGCACGGGCACGATCTCGTGGGGCGTTGTCTCCGCTCGCAGGTGCCCGTCGACGAGCTCAAGCGAACCGTCGGCCAACTCCCGGGCCAACAGGGCGTCGGCAATGCCGATCTCGGCCAATACCCCACGCAGGGCGTCCTTCTGCTCGGTCGGATGGGTCCTCCAATTCCTGGGGTTGGGCCTCAAGTCACAGGCCCGAACGTGCCGAAGTTCTTTGATCCGATTGCGTATCTGCATAGCCCAATCCTCCACGCGAAACGCATGGCGGCCTGATTCAAGTAGATCGCTGTGTCAGGCCGGCTGGTGAAGTTCCCGCTTCCCGGCCAGCCGCTTCTGCTTTCGAGCGACTATCTAAATGCACTTCAGACGAAAGCGGACCAGGATGACCTGCCCAGCCTCCGGCGTCAGCTTGTATTCCACGAGGTAGGACACCCCTGCCACCTCGAACGCTGGGTACTCGTCAACCTCCGGCGTGTGGCAGAAGTTCCAGTTGCTCCCGTCCAGGTCCGTTTGGAGCTCGTCGTAGAGGACGTCCTCCGGCTCCAGCGGCACGTCCACGTGTCCGCCGACCGGTGTGCGGCTGTCCGGGGCGTTCGCGTCGAGGACGAAGATCGAGTACGCGACCGAGGCGACGTCCGCCTGTTTGACGTACACGCCGTTGCGCCACACTTTGGCTAAGAGGCGGCGCGTGCCGTGCTTGAACACGGTGCCGTAAATGTCGGCCACGGAGGAGGGGGCATCGGGACCTGTCCCTGCCGCGGAGCCGGTCAGCGTTCGCGTCGAGTTGGTCCAGATCTCTTCGGCGCTCGCGCCGCCGCCAGTCCATGCTTCGTCTCCGTGGGTCTGCAACTCACTGATCTGGCGGTTGAGGTCCACGTGCGACAACTGGGAACCGCTCCAGTAGATCTTGCCGCTGCTGGCGGCCTTGTCGGCCTCGTCGGGCGACGCCCCGAGCTGTCTGTACGCCGTCGCGCTCAACACGCCCTCGTCGACCTGGCTGGGCACGCTCGCCAGAAACCGCCCGCTGCTGGCCGGCGTCTCCGTCATCGGCAGGGCGAAGTCGCTGCGGTCGCCGCCCGATTCGTCTTGCCACTCTTCGTCCGTGGGATTCCAGGCCTCGGCGGGTCCCTCGCCTTTGCGGAGCACCAGGTAATAGGCCGCGCCGATCGAGCCGGCCAGTTCGATCGAGCCCGCCCAGCCGAGGCTCATCCGCTGGAGGCCGGCCAGCGCGGGCGACACCGCCTCGGCGATCGCCGCGGTGTCCAGGGCGGGCTTGCCCGCGGACGTTTCCTCGGCCACGACGCGGAAAGTCATCACCGTGGTTCTGCTTGTCACTCCGTCGACGGTCGCGGCGGCCACGACGTTGTAGAACTTGTCGACTTCGTAGCCCCAGACGCCGTAGATGACGAACGAGCCGCGGTAGTGGCCCGTCCTGCCGGTGCGTTTGGTAAGGGAGCCGCTGGAGGCGGGCATGTCGATGCCCTCCTCAAAGACCTCGAAGGTCGGGGCGGCGTCGGCATCGGTGGCCTGGCCCGTCTTGGGATGGTGGGTCACAACGTCGAAGTGGACCGTTGTGTTGTACGGGATGTCCATGCCACCCCCGGCTGCGGCGATAACCGGCCCACCGCTGGTCGCGCATTGGACCGCGTTGACCTGGCGGAGCCGCGGCGTCACGGTGACATCGACGTCCGTGTCGCTGGCGTTGGAGCTTTTGAGGGTGGCCGAAAGGGTGGCGCCGCTGGCCACGAAGATCGGGCCCGTGCGGAACTGGACTCGTGTGCTATCGGCCTTGTAGACCGGCTGGGCCGCGCCGCCGACGACCTGGCCGCCGA